GGCGCAGCATCCGCCACCGGCGAGAGGGGCGCAGCATCCGCCACCGGCGAGAGGGGCGCAGCATCTGCCACCGGCAAATGCTGTGTGGCTATGACCACCGGCGTTTGTGGCCGCGTAATGGGTGAGCTTGGAAACGCTATTGTGTGCGTTGAGAGAAAGACCAATGGCGATATTGTTGCTATTTTGGCTGGCATTGTGGATGGGGAAACGCTGAAACCCGGCGTGTGGTACACCGTTAAGAACGGTCAATGGGTGGAGGTACAGAAATGAACCGACTGAAAGAACGGCGGCTGGAGCTGGGGCTGACGCAGGAGGCGGTCAGCGGCATTTTGAAGCTGGCAGACCCACGGATGGACGTGAGCATGGTGAGCCGGTTTGAAAACGGCGCGTGCCTGCCCACAGAGGAGGTCATGACAGCGCTGGAGGCGGCGCTGCGGACAAGCAGGGCGTATCTGTTCGGCGAGGACGAGAAAGCGGAGATGCCCGTGCGGACGGCGGAGACGGATCGGATCGCCGGTCTGATCCCCAAGGGGCGCAGGAACGCCATCAGCCGGGAAGACCTGGCGGCGGCGCTGCACACCACCGACCGGAAGATGCGAAAGGCCGTGGCGGAAGCCAAGATGCAGGGCTTGATGATCTGCAACGACGGGGACGGATATTACCAGAGCGACGAGTTGAGCGACCTGTGGCGGCAATACAGGCGGGAGACGGCGCGGGCAATGTCTATCCTTAAGGCGCGGAAGCCTATGCGGGACGTTCTGAAAGCGGCTGGGAGGCCGGTGTGAGCGTGTTTGACTACAAGGAGCCGCGTGTGGAACCGAAGCCATACAAGTTGCCGAGGTGCCCGGTGTGCGGCGAAGAAACAGATACCCTGTACAAGAATATTTACGGCGAGACCGTGGGATGCGATGTGTGCATCCGAACGGTGGACGCATGGGAGGAAAAGAAATGAGCTTGAGTTTGTATCACATTGACCAGGCGCTGGAGGAGCTGATCGACCCGGAGACCGGGGAGCTGCTGGACTACGATGCTTTTGAGCAGCTGCAGATGGACAGGGAGCGCAAGATTGAAAACATGGTGTGCTGGTCTAAGAGCCTGGACGCGGAGGCAAAAGCCATCCGGGACGAGGAAAAGGAGCTGGCAGAGCGGCGCCGAACGATGGAGCGCAAGCGTGACCGGCTGCGGGACTATGTTGACCGGGCGCTGGACGGGCACCCTTTCCATACGGCAAGGTGTTCCGTTACCTACCGCAAGAGCACGGCGGTAGAGATCACCAACATGGAGGAGCTGGTGCAGTGGTGCATGGACAACGGCTATGACGGAAAGGTGACGTATGCAGCGCCCACGGTGTCCAAGAGCGACATCGCCCCGCTGCTGAAATCTGGTGTTGCGGTGGACGGTGCGGAGATCGCCGAGCGGATGAACATGGGGGTGAAGTGATGGGCGCACATGTTTACGGGAAGCTGATGATGATCCAGCAGGAGCTGAAAGCACCGAAGGGGCAGTACAACAGCTTTGCGAAGTACAACTATCGGAGCTGCGAGGATATTCTGGAGGCGGTAAAGCCTTTGTGCATCAAGAACAACGCCACGCTACTGCTGAATGATGCGGTGCAGGAAGTATCCGGCAGATTTTACGTTGTGGCAACTGCAACGCTGGTAGATACAGAGAGCGGTGACAGCGTTTCTGCAAACGCCTACGCCAGAGAGCCGCAGGACAAGAAAGGCATGGATGACAGCCAGATCACCGGCATGGCATCCAGCTACGCCAGAAAGTATGCGCTGAACGGGCTGTTCTGCATCGACGATACAAAGGACGCGGACACGGACGAGGTGAAGCGGCAGGAGCAGAAGCCCGTCAAAAAGGGCGCGGTCATCTGCGAGAGCTGTGGTATGCCTATTAAGAGCGTGACGCGCCAGGGCATTAGGTATTCCCCGGATGACATCTCTGACAGGGCGATGTACAGATACGGCAAGCGGCTGTGCTGGGACTGCATAAAGGCGGCTCACGCAGCGGAGAAGAACCATGCAGCAGATAACGGTTAATGGTGCACGGTGGCAGCAGGACAGTGATGGCGCGTGGCTGGCGCTTCGTGTGAAGTCGCCGCAGACCGCGATGGATGTGTGCGACGCCATGAAGCCTGACAAGGAGTACAACGTGACTATCAAGGGCAAAGGCCGAAGCCTGGATGCCAACGCCTATTGCTGGGTACTGCTGGACAGGCTGGCGGCACACTACGGCATCTCCAAGCAGGAGGTGTACCGGCAGGAGATACGGAACATCGGAGGCGTGAGCGATGTGCTGTGCCTGCGGGAAAAGGCGGCAGAACCGTTTTGCAGGGCATGGGAGCGGAACGGGATCGGCTGGATGGCAGAGACGTTTCCCAGCAAGCTCAAGGGCTGCGTGACCGTGACAGTATGGTACGGCAGCAGCACCTACGACACGGAGCAGATGTCGCGGTTGATAGACGCCGTTGTGCAGGATTGCAAAATCGCGGGAATTGAGACTATGGCGCCGGCAGAGTTGGATGCGCTGGTGAGCCGGTGGGGTGAGGTGAGTACATGGGGGCGCTGAACATGCAGCCATGTTGGACATGCAAGAAGTGCTACGGCGATTGCAGCTGGACGAAGAAAAACCCGGATCCGGTGCCCGGATGGGACGCCACGCCGACGGTAAAATTTCACGGAAGCGGCGGCGGCAAGTACTGCATGCACAGCTACGCCATACACAGCTGCCCGGAATACGAATGGGACGGGACGGTGGTAAGCAATGGAGGACAAGCGGTGCTTCCTGTGCGGCAGGAATGACCCGAGCGATCCGTTAGAGAAGCATCATCTTCTGGGTGGTGCGAACCGCAAGAAGAGCGAGAAATACGGCCTTGTTGTGTACCTGTGCGGCAACAGGTGCCACAGGAACGGAAAGACGGCAGTACACCGCAGCGGCGAACAAATGCGCAGGCTGCGGCGGTACGGACAGCTAAAGGCCATGCAGGAGCAGGGCTGGACGGAAGAGGACTTCCGGCGAGAATTTGGAAAGAGTTACTTATAAAAGAAGGATGGGAAAAGAAATGAAACGAATTAAGGTGGACATACCGGCTATCAAGGAGTATTTACGCGAGAACGGGATGACGCAGGTTGACGTATGCAGGCGCATCGGACGAAGCCCCAGTTTTCTGTGTTCTTGCACAGGAGATATGGCCAAATATACATACGATCTGCTAATTCAGGTGGCGGGCGTAGAGGACGGCGCATTTCAGAAAAAGGAAAAGGCGGCGCCTCAAGAAGTCAATAGGGGGGGTGAGTTGTATACGTTGGGGCTTGATGTTTCCCCAGAAAGAGTTGTTTTGCACATGTATTTTCAGGGCACGGAGATATGCAAGGCGGCTTCCAAAGTTAAAGGTACACGAGAGTTAGATTTGATGCAGGCTATCTCGTATGCGGCGCACATGATGTACAAATTTACAGAACAAAAAGAATTGGATAAGGAGATTTGACATGGTAAACAGAACGATTTTGCAGGGACGTTTAGTTAATTCACCTGAGATGCGGAGAACCAACAACGGTACGGCGGTGTGCAGCTTCCGCGTGGCGTGGAGCGAGACCATCAAAGACCGGGAGAAGAAGCTGTTCCTGAACTGCGTGGCGTGGCAGGGCACGGCAGAGCTGATCTGCAAATACTGGTACAAGGGCAAGGAAATCCTTCTTGAGGGCAAGCTGTCCACCCGCGAATACCAGGACAAGAACGGCAATGACCGCAGCGTGACGGAGATGACAGTCGATCGTGTCCACTTCTGCGGCAAGAACGAGGACGCGCAGGGCATGCCGCCACGGACGGACGGCCAGAGCCAGTTCGTGGAGATGGACGAGGACGACATGTCAGATTTACCGTTCTAAAGGGGGTGGCGTGAATGGGCAAGATGCAGGAGGAAATCAAGGCGCTGCGCAGGCAGAACACGCATTTGCAGAACGTGGTGCAGCGGCAGCGGCAGCACCTGTCAGAGCTGACCGGTGCCGTGCAGGACTACAAGAAGGCCATCACGGCGCACTATGTGGCCTGTGCCATTACCTTCGGAGAGAAGCGGGAGGACTGCGACACGCTGTGGGGCTGGCATTTGGAGGTACCCGCCAACCTTGTGAGTAAGGCGCTGGAGAACTACACAGGCGATGTGCGGTTGGACAAGGAACGCGGGGTGTATGTCATAGGCGTGTCGCCGAAGGAGTGAGGGGCGGTGCATAGTGGCTCTTGAGTACATTCCCTTTTATTACAGTTATCGCAAGAAATTAGAGAAACTTTCAGATCAAGAGGTAGGCCGGCTTGTACGGGCTTTGCTGGAATATGGCGAGACCGGAGAGACGGAGGAACTTACGGGACGGGAGTCGATCGCATTTGATTTCATTGCGGACGATATAAACAGGGCGAAAGCAGCGTATGACGAGAGATGCGCGAAGAACCAGCGCAACATAGAAAAACGATATGCAAGGCAGGATGGTACGACCGTATACGATGGTATACGAACGAATACGACCGTATACGAAACGTACCAAACCAAAGACAAAACCAAAGACAAAACCAAAGATAATTCACTCCCACCTAACGGTGTGAGTGATACACGCGCGGCGCGCTTCACACCGCCATCCGCTGATGATGTGGCTGCCTATGCGAGGGCGCAGGGCTACCACGTCAACGCAGAGCGCTTTGTGGCCTTTTACGAGCAAAAGGGCTGGATGGTGGGGAAAAACCACATGAAGGACTGGAAAGCCGCTGTGCGGAGCTGGGAGACGAGATGGAAGGAGGAACACGGAGGTGGATGTAACGGCAGTGCTGGAGAATCTGCGAAAAAATGGAATATACCCGGAGAAGTCGTACTTTGAGTGCCCAGAATGCGAAGACAGGGGTTATACGGTCACACGCAGTGCCACAGGGGAGCTTATGACCCGTAGCTGCCCTTGCCATATACGCAAGGACAACCAGCGGCGCATTGAACGAAGCGGGCTGGCCGGGCTGCTGGAAAGCTGTACGCTGGAGACGTACCAGACGGCGGAGACGTGGCAGAAGCAGGCCAAGCAGATGGCTGAGACGTATATCACGGACTGGCACGGGAAGTGGTTCTATGCCGGCGGGAACCCCGGCAGCGGCAAGACGCACCTGTGCACGGCGATTTGCGGAAAACTGATGGAGGCGGGCTTGCCGGTGCGGTACATGCAGTGGCGTGCGGACATTCCCTCCATCAAGGCAAAGGTAAACGATGCGGAGATGTATGCAAATGCCGTTGGGAAACTGAAAGCCATCCGCGTGCTTTACATTGACGACTTTCTCAAGGGCAACGTGACGGAGGCCGACCGGAACATTGCGTTTGAAATACTCAACGCACGGTACATAAAGCCGGAATGCGCCACGATCATCAGCTCCGAGCGGACGATAGGCCAGATATTGGACTGGGACGAGGCGATAGGATCCCGCATTGCGGAGCGGTCAAAGGGCTTTACCATGAGCGTGACGAGCAGCGGGAAGAACTGGAGGCTTAGATGAACGACGGCGCATGGGAGATCGCGTCCGGCAGGCTGTGCGCCGACTGTGTGCGGGCTATGTGGCTGGAGTACATATTTGCCCCAGATCCGTATATCTGGGCGCCCGGAACCTGCGGCCGCTGCGGTGAGCGGAAGAAGCAGACCGCAAGGCTGCGGTACACGATGAACAAGCGAGGATTGGAGAAAAGAGGACTGGAGAATGGGCTTGAAAAGTGACGATCTGGCGCGGCTTAGTCCTGCGGCGCAGAAGCAGGTCATGGAGAAGATGCGGAAACCGGGGAAGTACAAGGCGCAAAAGACCAAGCGCGGCAAGCTGACCTTCGACAGCAAGAAAGAGGCGGAGCGATACGACGCGCTGGTGCTGCTGCAAAAGGCCGGGGAGATACGTGGGCTGAAATTGCAGGTGCGATACTGCTTGCAAGAGGCGTACACGACGTTTGATGGCGAACGGGTGAAAAGTATCGACTACATTGCGGACTTCGTGTACGAGCGCAGAACGGCTCCTGACAGCTACGGCCAGCGGTATTGGCTTCCGGTGGTGGAGGACGTGAAGGGGATGCGTACCCGCGAGTATGCCATGAAAGCAAAGCTGTTCCGCAGTAGGTACGGGTTTGCTATACGGGAGGTGTGACGTGGAGCGCACAAACCAGCCGCTGACGAATGAAGCGGCAAGGAAACTGATGGCGCTGGACGTGCAGGATAAGGAGATACTGACCTACGAAAAGCTGGACGAGTGGTACACCGCATGGGGCGGACGGTGCTATGTCAGTTTCTCCGGCGGAAAGGACAGCACAGTGCTGGCGTATCTGGCGGCGCGGTACCTGTCGAGCTTCAGGACACCGCCGTGGGAGCTGAATCTGGTGTTTGTGAACACTGGGTTGGAGTACCCGGAGATACAGAAGTTCGTCAATGAGTACGCCGACTGGCTGCGGAGGGAGTTTCCCCGCGTGACCATCAACCTTTACCGTCTGCGCCCGAAGATGAACATTCGGCAGGTGGTGACGAAGTACGGGTACAGCATCATCGGTAAAGACGTAGCGCACCGGATAGAAACCGCGCGGCGATCACCGGAGAGCCGCAGTATGAAGCTATTGCGTGGGGAAGTCTTACGCGCCGATGGGGAAAAGAGTATGTACAACTGTGAAAAGTGGGAGTATTTGCTTTCGGCTCCATTTCTCATATCAGACAAGTGCTGTGGAATTATGAAAAAGTCCCCGTCAAAGAGCTATGAGCACAGAGCGGATGTCAAGCCCACGACGGCAACAATGGCGGAGGAAAGTCTTCTGCGTATGCAAAAATGGCGCGAAACCGGCTGCAACGCCTTTGAAGGAAAGCGTCCCTTATCTAAGCCCATGAGTTTCTGGACGGAGCAGGACGTGCTTCGGTTTATCGTGGAGCGCGGGCTACCCTACGCCAGCGTATACGGCGACATAGTGGCCAGCGACGGCGAGAACGACTACGGCGCGACGCTGATCGACTGCAAGATGCACTGCACAGGATGCCAGAGGACGGGCTGTATGTTCTGCGCGTTCGGTGCGCACCTCGAAAAAGGTGTCAACCGCTTTGAACGCATGAAACTGACGCACCCGAAGCACTACCAGTTCTGCATCGGAGGCGGCGCATTTGACACGGATGGGCTGTGGAAACCTACGAAAGACGGCCTCGGTTATGCGCGGGTGCTGGACTACATCGGAGTGAGGTATTGACATGGGCAAGCAGCATTTGAGCAGGGACGACCGCATCTTTATGCGTGGCAAGCTGCAAGGCACACGGGAGAACATGGACATGGTGGCAATGGTACTGATGGATAAATGCGGATGGCACGTCTTTGAGGAGACAGCGGACAGCCGGGACACCCACAGCATCGCGTATCTGTACGAGTGCCTTGAGAAGCTGGCGCAGGAGATAAACGAAGGCCGCATCAAGCGGAAGCACATCAAGGACGTGCTGAAGGACGAGTGCGGCGTGGTGTTTGGAGATTGAAATGAAAGTTTTAGTTGCGTGTGAAGAAAGCCAAGAGGTGTGCAAGGCGTTTCGCGAGTTGGGGCATGAGGCGTATTCCTGCGACATACAGGAGCCGTCTGGCGGACATCCGGAGTGGCATATCCTCGGTGACGCTCTCGAAGCCGTTAAAGGCGGGAGCGTGACCACAATGGACGGACAAGTTCATGAAGTCGGTAAATGGGATTTACTGATTGCACATCCGCCGTGCACACATCTTAGCGTGTCCGGTGCGCGCTGGTTCGCGGAAGGGAAAAAGCCTTTGAGTTTGCGTTACGAAGCTGCGGCGTTTTTTCTGCGTTTTGTTGAAGCGGATATTCCGAAAATTGCCGTTGAAAACCCGGTGAGCGTTATGGCTTCTTTGTACAGAAAAGCAGACCAGTGTGTTCACCCGTGGCAGTTTGGGCATTTGGAAGAAAAAAGCACCTGCCTGTGGTTGAAGGGGCTTCCGCTGCTGGAAGAAACGAAGAATGTGAAAGAAGAGTTTTTGAAGTTGCCAGATCGGGAGAGAAATAAGTTGTATTGGCTTTCTCCAAGTAAAGAAAGAGCAAAAGCCAGGAGCAAGACCTTCCCCGGCATCGCCAAAGCTATGGCGGAGCAATGGGGCGGAGATGCGAGAGGGGTAACAACATGACAAGAGATGAGATCGTGACCGCGCTGCGGTGCTGTGCAGAACCGGGGCGAGACTGCGAAGAAGATTGCCCAATGAACGAGATAAGCCGTGAACCGTGTCGTGAAGTATTGGCTCCGGCCGCCGCTGACCTGATCGAGAACCAGCAGCGGCACATCGAGGCACTGATGAAAGCCAACGACAGCCTGAAGGACGCCATTGCGCGGCGGGATAAGCAGATAGAGGACATGAATCAGGGCATGGCACAGCTGGCAAAGGCTGTGGCGGTGAAGGAGGAAAAATATGGAAAGACTTACTGAACGCTGGGGTGAAGGTGACGTATGGGTGAAAGAACATGATTACGTTTCTGCGGCACACCGCCTCGCCGACTACGAGGACACCGGCTACACCCCAGAGGAGATCGCAAAGCTGCAAGGCGGCCTGATAATGAGTAATGCGGAGCTGCTGAAAACACGGGAAGAACTCAAGGAGCATTACGACAGCATTTCGCAGTTGGATGGTGCCAATAGTGGTTTGATGGCCGCAAACGAGAAGCTTGCCGCAGACCGCAAGGCACTTATCAACGAGCTATGCCAATACTGCGGGAAGTACAAACAAGCACACAAGGGCGCCTGTGACGGGTGCAGATGGAGGGAAATGTGATGAACAACAATTCTAACGCACTGGGCGGTCTTGGTGGAACGCTGCTGCAAATCGCATTTATTGTACTGAAGCTATGCGGTGTTATCAACTGGTCGTGGCTGTGGGTGCTGTCACCCATGTGGATCGGATTTGCGCTGTGGCTGCTGGCTGTGGTGATTTTTTCCATCGTAAAAGCGAAGGAATGGAGGGATGATGAATGAGCCGTTTTACTGAAACTGCTGTGGGAAGCACGGGATATGTGGCCGCGCAGGGTTATGCACCGCCGAAGGGGAACACGGTGGAGACCAGCGGATATAGCTCCGCAGACATTTGCGGATACCGCCTGCCATGTGGACTGTGCCTGATGATGGAAAAGCCGTGCCCCATGCAGCGGGTGACACACAACGAAGTGACGTGCTCAAACACGGAGGAAGAGTAAATGGACGCTGTGAAGTTTATCGAGGAGCGCAGAAGAATGTATACACTTGGGTGTATGAACCGCAGAAAAGTTTTGCATGATACGGATTGCGCGGATTGCCTATGCCGCGTCTGCGCTAAGAACTCCGTAAACGATGCGCATAACCCGGCTGCGCCCTATAAGGACTGCGGGTGTGACAACTGCGGCATTGGGAGCCAGCTTGTAGAGACCACGGCGGATTGCAGGGGCTTTGTTCCAGACTGCGATGACTGCGAGGAAAGAGAGTGTGACGGCGATGTGTGCCGAAGAACTGAATAGATGAAAGGAGAACGGGCATGAGAGTGAAAATGGACTACAACAACTTGGTCAAGGAGATCGACAGAACGCTGAGTGAGAGCAAAAGCAGAGTCGTAAAAGAAAACGCCTTTGGCATATCCGTTGGCCTTAAACTGCTGTCTGGGTATCTTCGTGACATCGCGCAGAGGGCTATTGATCTGGAAGATGACAAGCTGATCGAACTGTGCGTCGGAATGGGGATCTTGAAGCGGGAGGAAAAGGCATGAGCAAGTCCGTTATGATAAGCATCCGTCCCAAGTGGTGCGAGAAGATCGTCAACGGCGAAAAGACCATTGAGGTGCGAAAGACCCGCCCAAAGCTGAACACGCCGTTCAGGGTGTACATCTACTGCACACTGCCGAAGTACCCGCACGAGGACTTTATTGCAGCGGATTATCCAAAGCCGCAGTTTTATGGCGGAGGTAAAGTCATTGGCGGGTTTATGTGTGACGAAATCACCCGCGTAAACATTTCTGGGTTTTGGGATGAAGGCGGGCGGCAACTTGAAAACCGGATTGCAGATACCTGTTTGACGCCAATGGCGCTGTGCGAATATGCGGGGGAGCGAGTTTGCTATGGCTGGCATATCTCTGACCTGAAAATCTACGACAAGCCGAAGGAGCTGGATGCCTTTCGGAGGGCGTGTGCGCATGACTGGTACTGCGACAGCTGCGCTATGTACTGGGAAAACAACGGAACCTGCGGCAACGAGAGCCTGCGCCTCAAGCGTCCGCCCCAGAGCTGGTGCTATGTGGAGGAAATGTGATGGTTGAATTGAAACACTGCCCTGAGTGCGGTGGAACTGCAACCGTTATCCATATGTACGATACCTACGATAGAGCAGATTTTGGGTGGGATGCCGGTTGTGGGAGATATAGGGCAGGTGATGGCCTCCACACAAAGAAGATGAAAGTATCTGGGCTGCCCAGCAAAGAAAAAGCAATCGAAGCATGGAACGGGAGGGCTGACAATGGCTGAATACATTGACAGGGAAAAGGCGAAGCGTCTGTTGCATATCGAATACGCATACGCCGCAGGACAACTTTTGGACGAGATCCCTGCCGCTGATGTTGCTCCTGTGGTACATGGACAATGGATACGACCACACTGGAAGAATAGTAATTATTGCTGTGACTGTTCGGAGTGCGGCGGGGAGGCGATGCACAGAGACTATCAGTGGGATAAAAATGGCGTATATCCTATCTGCCCCAATTGTGGAGCCAAGATGGACGGGAGGAATAGTTGATGGTTAAAGTGTTCTGTGATATGTGCAGGCGCGAGATTGACTACGAGGTCGACGGCGTGAATCTGGATTTCAACCACTATGGCGTTGTGAATTTTAAGACACCATTTTCTGCGGAGAAACAACTGTGTCTCTCCTGCGCGGCGAGGGTCTCTGCCTTTGTGGAGGAAGGTGCAAAGATGGACGGAAGGGGTGAAAAGTGATGTCTTGGTGGAACGCAAAATACACGAACGGCAACGGCGACAACGAAATAACTTTTGGTAGCAAATATTACGAGCGGGCAAAGGCGGTTGAAAAGGTATGTCAGGCCGTGATTGATAAAAAAGTCAAAACGCCGGACGATGTGGAGGTAGTGGTGCGCTGCAAGGACTGCAAGCACTACGACCTGGGCGTATGCCTGAAAATCTACTCAGACGGAAACGCACATCCAGAGGCGTGGCAGAGCCGCAGGCCGGAGGACTTCTGCTCCTACGGCGAACGAAAGGACGGGGCAGATGCAGAAGGGTGATGTGATCCGGGCAAGGTTTATGACGCTGCCGAGCGAGTACCCCGGCTCCGGCGCCAACGATGAAAAGCGGTTTCCTGTCCGCAAGGGTACAGTGGTGTATGTGCATCCGAAGGGGCGATATATCGTGGCGGAGTGCGGCGGGGTGCGGGAGACATTCTTCCCGGAGGAGGTGATGACATGAGCGAGTTCCCGGAACGGCTGAGAAAGCTGCGGGAGAGAAAGAGACTGAAGCGGTATGTGCTGTCGGAGCGCTGCGGGCTGAATTCGGACGCCATACGCCGGTACGAGCTGGGCACGGCGAAGCCGACGATGGACGCGCTGAAGAGCATAGCGGATGAATTTGGCGTGTCGGTGGACTATCTGATGGGCAGGACGGACTATCCATGCGTGGTAGATATTGCCGAAAAATAATTTTGAAAATTCCACTTAAAAGTGGAAAAATTGAAAAAACTCACATTATGATGGAAGATGCAGAGGCGAACTCTGCATCTCCATCTTTTTTCTTTTCCCCCTTCTTTTCCTGATGGGCGGGGCTTCGGCTCCGCCCGGAGGGAGCAATATGCGGGCACATGTACCAAGGTGGCGACGCGGTCTCCAAAACCGTGTGTGGTGGGTTCAATTCCCAACTGTCCGTGCCATAGGCGTGACCTCTTGCCTCGCAGCCGCACGGAGCGTAAGCCTGCGGAAGTGGTCTTTCCTGTGCGCTGTACGAAAGCGGCAGGACGACGTAATTTATTTATTGGCTGGCTCCGGCTATGAATGAAGAAACGGATGCGACCGACGTACCGGCGCAGGGCTGAAAAGTCCGTGGTTGGTCTGGGTACCACCGTGCTTGAGAGAAATCCGAGGCGTGGATGTGGTGTGGTGGCGGTTGTCTTAGGACAAAGCCGCTGTGTAGGATAGTATGTCTGCATGGCGGTACCCGGCCAATTGTGTAAAAACAACTTCAGGTGAGGCGAAAGCCGGGTACAGACGTGCCAATGACAAAGTCCAGTGGTGGGAGGCCGGTGCGTCAGACAAGGAAGTGAGCAAAATGGCAAAGGTAGGATGCCCGAGAAAATACAAAAGCGTCAAGCAAATGCAGGAAGCCATTGACGCTTACTTTGAAAGCTGCAAGGGAGAACCTATTATCGGTGATGATGGGCAGCCCATTATGGACAAATACGGAAACGTCATCCTGATAGGGAAGAAGCCGCCCACGATAACAGGGCTTGCATTGGCGTTGGGATTTACGGGCAGACAAGCACTGATCGATTATCAGGCGAGGCCTGAGTTCACGGACACGGTTACGCGTGCGAAGTCCATGTGCGAGGAATACGCAGAGGCGCGGCTGTATGACCGTGACGGCGCGAACGGCGCAAAGTTCAGCTTAAGCTGCAATTTCGGGTGGCGCGAGAAAGCGCCGGAGACTGACCGGCAGGAGATCGGCGTGGTGCTGATGCCGGAGGTCAAGGATGAGTAGCGTGGTATGGCGGCCGCAGGAACGGCAGGCCATATTTATGGCGCGGCCGGAGTATGAAGCGCTGTATGGTGGGGCTGCCGGCGGCGGCAAGAGCGATGCACTGGTCATCGAGGCGCTGCGGCAGGTGCATATACCCTGGTATAAGGCGCTGATCCTGCGCAAGACGTTCCCGCAGCTGCGGGAGCTGATCGACAAAACCCTGAACTATTACCCACGGGTATACCCCAAAGCCAGATACAACGGCAGCAACCACACATGGCGGTTTCCGTCCGGTGCGCAGATCGTGTTCGGCAGCATGAACAGGCCGCAGGACAAGATACAATATCAGGGACAGGCGTATGATTTTATCGCTTTCGACGAGTTGACGCATTTTACGCAGGAGGAGTACGAGTATCTTAAATCCCGTAACCGCCCCAACGGAGCCGGTACGCGGGTGTATATGCGCTCCACAGCCAACCCCGGCGGCGTAGGCCACGGGTGGGTGAAGGAGCGGTTTATTACAGCGGCGCCGCCCATGCACACCATCACGGAAACGGCGACGTGGTACACGCCGGACGGCAGGCAGCACACCGGGGAGCAGAAGCGAATCTTCGTGCCGTCCTCGGTGTTTGACAATAAGATACTGATGGAAAACGACCCCATGTACGTCCAGAGGCTGGCCAGCATGCCGGAGGCGGAGCGAAATGCCCTGCTGTACGGAAACTGGGACAGCTTCGAGGGGCAGGTGTTCACGGAGTGGCGCAACGACAGCGAGCACTACATCGACCGGAAGAACACCCATGTGATCGCGCCGTTCCGGGTGCCGGAGGATTGGACGATCTGGTGCGGACTGGACTGGGGCTATTCACGACCTTTTGCCGTGGGCTGGTTTGCCGTGGACAGGAACAGGCGGATGTACCATATCCGGGAGCTGTACGGCTGCACAGGCACACCAAACAAGGGCGTGATGTGGGAGCCATCAAGGGTGGCGCAGGAGATACGGAGGATCGAGGACGAGGATCCCAACCTGAAGGGGAAGCAGATACACCGTGTAGGCGACCCGGCCATCTGGCAAAGCGACGGCACGGAGAGTGTGGGTGCTCTGATGGAGCGGCAGCGTGTGTACTTCGAGAAGGGCGACCATGCCCGGATCAACGGCAAAATGCAGGTGCATCACCGGCTGGCCTTTGACGAGGACGGGGTGCCCATGCTGTATGTGTTCAACACCTGCAAGCACTTTATACGGGCGGTGCCTAATCTGGTATATGACCAGACAGACGTGGAGGACATCGACACAGACGGCGAGGATCACATCTACGACATGTGCCGGTATGTGTGCATGAAGAACCCCATAGGCCCCAGAGACACATACAGGACAGTGGAGCGGCCATACTCCCCGCTGGAGACAGAGGACGAGTACAAGCCAAGCCGGTACGCATTTTATCAAGTATACTGAGGAGGAAGTGCATGGAGAGATTCGGAGTGCCCGGCATAACGGCGCAGGAGCAGGACATGTCGCCGGAGATGGCGGCTATGCTGCTGACAAGGCCGGAGGATGCGCCCATGATCACGGACAAAGACGTGGAGCGCGGCATTGATCTGCTGACAAAGTACAAGGACGGCAAGAGCAATCTGGAAAGCCGCATCGTCAACGATGAGCTGTGGTGGGAGCTGCGGCACTGGGAGGGCATCGGCCAGAGCAAGGCCAAGCGGGTAGACAGAAGCGGCAAGGAGGTCAAGGCTACACCGCCGCAGCCCAAGCCCACGTCGGCATGGCTGTTTAACACCATCCAGAACAAGCACGCAGACGCGATGGACAACTACCCGGAGCCGGTGGTGCTGCCGCGTGAGGAGAGCGACGAGCAGAGCGCAAAGACGCTGAGCCAGATCCTTCCCGTGGTGCAGGAGTACAACCATTTCGAGCAGGTGTATTCCGACAACTGGTGGGAAAAGCTGAAGCACGGAACGGCTGCTTACGGTGTGTTCTGGGACAGCCAGAAGGACAACGGGCTGGGTGACATCGAGATCAGGGACATCGACCTGCTGAATCTGTTTTGGGAGCCTGGCATTACGGATATCCAGAAGAGCCGGAATCTGTTTATCGTGGATTTGGTGGACAACGACCTGCTGGACAAGGAATATCCGGAATTGGAGGGCAAGCAAAAGGGCAAGGTCATTGATGTGAAAGAGTACATCTATGACGACAGCGTGGATACCAGCGAAAAGAGCGTGGTGGTGGACTGGTATTACAAGGTCAAGACACCCAGCGGCAGGACGGCGCTGCACTACGTCAAATTCGTAGGCTCTACCCTGCTGTACGCCAGCCAGAATGACCCGGAGTACCGGGAGCGCGGCTTCTATGACCACGGCATGTACCCTGTGGTGCTGGACGTGATGTACCCGGAGAAGGGCACACCCATCGGCTTCGGCTATGTGGCGATTTGCAAGGATCCGCAGCTGTACATTGACAAGCTCAGCGCCAACATTCTGGAAAACGCGATGATGGCCACCAAGAAACGTTTCTTTGTCAGCGACAGCACGGCTATCAACGAGGAAGAATTTCTCGACTGGAACCGTCCGATGGTACACGTCAATGGCGAGCTGGGGGATCAGCGCGTCAAGGAGATCGTGACACAGCCTCTTTCCGATATCTACGTCACCGTGGCGCAGATGAAGATCGAGGAGATGAAGGACACGGCGGCCAACCGGGATGTGAACTCCGGCGGCACCACCAATGTGACCGCAGCGGCGGCGATTGCGGCCTTGCAGGAGGCAGGAAACAAGGCCAGTCGTGACATGATAGCCGCCAGCTATCGTGCGTATACGCAGATCAACACGCTGTGCGTGGAACTGATGCGGCAGTTCTACGACGTGAGCCGCAGCTTCCGCATTACCGGCGAGGGGAACGAGTATCAGTTTGTCACCTTCGACAACGCGGGATTGCAGGATCAGGTAACGGGGCTGGACACGCTGGGCAATGAGATGTACCGCCGTCCGGTGTTCGATCTCAAGATCAAAGCGCAGAAGAAAAACCCGTTCAGCCGCATGGAGCAGAACGAGCGGGCAAAGGAGCTGTATTCCCTGGGCTTTTTCGCCCCGGAGAACGCGCAGGCCAGCCTGATAGCGCTGGAGATGATGGACTTTGAGGGCATACAGACGGTGCGGGAGAAGGTCATGCAGGGGCAGACTCTTCTGAACATGGTCATGCAGATGCAGCAGCAGCTCGCCGTGATTATGGGCGCGCTTATGCCGCAGGAAGAGACGCGGCAGACAGGAGGCAATAACACTGGCGGGAGTGAAGCGGAGGCGCACAGTGAACTTGCAAGCGGCATTATGGAGGCGCAGACGCCCATGACCGGGTACGGGCAGGCTTTGGCGCAAAGGAGCGTGCCCAGCGTATGACAGAGGTAACGCTGCATTGCGGTGACAGCTGCTCCGTCAGGTGCCGGGGACATGCCACAGGTGCGCCGGATGTGTGCGCGGCGGTCAGCTGCCTGATGTATACGGCGGCTGGTTGGCTGCACAACACGCAGGAGGCGGAGCTTGTGCATGAAAAGCTGGAAAGCGGGGACGCATACATCAGATGGCACGGCGGGAAGTGGCTGTATGACCTGCTGAAGATAGGCTTTTTGCAACTGGAAAAGGCGGCTCCGGGAAAAATTTCTGTAAAATTTTGAAAATTCCACTTTTAAGTGGAAAATTCGGAAAAATCAATGTTACCGTGGGAGGTGCAGAGGCGAAACTCTGCCCCTCCCCTTTTGTTCCGGGCGGGGTGGCGTCGGTTATGAGACGCTGCCACCCCGCAGGGACAGGGGCGCCACACGGGAGCGATATGCCCGCGCATTTTAAGGAGGAACGATATGTACCTTTACGACATGACCCTCTGTCTGTTTGAGGGCGGCGATGGGGCGGCAGCCGCCACCGCACAGGGCGAGACACAGGCAAGCGCTGGTAACACCCGCCAGAGCAAAACGGGCGCGCTGGACAACGTAAAGTACGGCAAGCAGCCGGAAAGCGAGGTGCAGCAGGAGCAGCCTGACGCCGGGGCTGAGAAGGTAAAGGACGTGGAATCCACGTCCGACGCGCTGGAAGCCAAGAAAAAGGCTTTCCGTGAGCTGATCAACGGTGAATACAAAGACCTGTACACACAGGAGACGCAGAGAATGATCGACCGGCGCTTCAAAGAGGCACGGGAGACGGAACAGCGGATGAAGTCATACCAGCCGGTGCTGGACACGCTGATGGAGCGGTACAACATTCAGGACGGAGACGCAAAGCGTCTGCTGGAGGCCGTGGACAACGATCATGCGTACTGGAGCGAGGCCGCGGAGGAAGCAGGCATGAGCGAAGACCAGTACAGGGAATTCCGGAAGCTGAAGCGGGAGAACGCCGAGCTGCTGAGAAGCCAGCAGGAACAGCAGCAGAATGATTTCTTCCGTGCGCAGGGCGAGAAGTGGTACAAAGAGGCGGAGGCCATGAAGGGCAACCCCATGTACCAGAGCTTCGACCTGATGCAGGAGATTCAGAATCCCGACTTCCTGAATCTACTGAAAGCCGGCACACCGGTGGAGCACGCATACCGTGTTCTGCACTTTGACGAGCTGATGGGCAATGCGGTACAGGCCGCAGCCGCCAGCACGGAGAAAAAGGTGGCCGACAATGTACGGGCGAAGGGCAACCGCCCCGCCGAGAACGGAACCAGCTCCAACAGCGCGTTTGTCACAAAAACCGACCCCTCGAAGCTGACGAGAGCAGACTTTGAGGAGATCGAGCGGAGAGTAGCAAGAGGCGAACGCGTTTCCTTCTGATCTACGCTCCGCAGCGATATGCTGAAAGGAGCAAATATGAATACTATTTACAACGATCTGTACCTGATGCCCGTGGTGCTGAACCTGTTTGACGGTTACACCAACACCACACTGGATGCCGACCTGAGCGACGAGATGAAGACGTATTACAGCATGCGTCTGATCAATCTGGCCGAGCCTGAGCTGATCCACGATCAGTTCGCCCAGAAGCATCCCATCCCCAAGAATAGCGGCAAGACCATCGAGTTCCGCAAGTACGACAGCCTGCCCAAGGCGCTTACTCCCCTGACCGAAGGTGTGACCCCCGCCGGCCAGAAGCTGAGCATGGGCGTGATCACCGCCACCATCAAGCAGTACGGCGGCTTCATCGAGCTGTCCGACATCCTGGATCTGACGGCCATTGATAACAACCTGGTGCAGGCAACCCGCCTGCTGGCGTCTCAGGCTGGCCGTACCGCCGATACCATCACCCGTGAAGTGCTGGCAGGCGGCACCAACGTGGTGTTCTCCGGCGGCAAGACCAACCGCGCCTCTCTGGTGGGCGGCAGCACCACCGAGGCGAACAACTGCTATCTGACCGTGGATGACATCCGCAGGGCTGTCCGCGCACTGAAGGTCATGAACGCGCAGAAGATCAACGGCTACTTTGCCGGTATCATCCATCCGGACGTGGCCTATGACCTGATGAACGACAAGAAGTGGGTGGACGTGAAGACCTATTCCGACCCCGACGGCATCTACGAGGGCGAGATCGGAAAGATCGAGGGCGTCCGTTTCGTGGAGACCACCGAGGCGAAGATCTTCCACGGCGCCGATCTGGCGTCCAACTCCCGCACGCTGAAGGTGGCCGAGGCGGTGACGTCCAGCACCACCGTCAAGTTCAGCGGCGGTACCGTAGAGGCGGGCGCGCTGGTGGGACGTATGGTCACTATCGGAAGCAACACCGTGCAGGTGACGGCCAACACCACCAGCCAGATGACCGTGGAAAAGGCCATCTCGGCATCTGCCAACGATGTGATCTATCCCGGCGAGGGCGGCAAGGATGGCCGCGACGTGTACTCCACGTTGATCCTCGGCGCTGACTCCTACGGCGTGACGGAGCTGGAGGGCGGCGGCCTGCAGCACATCGTGAAGCAGCGGGGTTCCGCCGGCACCGCCGACCCGCTGGACCAGCGCGCCACCGCAGGCTGGAAACTGACCAAGGTGGCCGAGCGCCTGGTGGAGCAGTACATGGTTCGTATCGAATCCGCCTCTACCTTTGAGAGCGGCAGCATGAACTAACCACATAGCGGAGGGGGCGCTGTCCCCCTCCGCACGGACAAAAGGAGAAATGAACATGGCAGAGAAGAAACCGAGAACCCCGGAGGACATGGAAAAGGCTCTGGCCGCAGCGAATGAAGCGCTGGAGCAGGCCAGAAAAGAGGCTGAGGAGGCCAAGAACGCCGCGAAGGAAGCGGAGGCGATGATGAAGGGCATGTCCGCCAAGGACACGGAGGATGACGGCATGGTTTCCTTCTTCGCGTTCAAGGACGACGGGAAGTACAAGGACGACATTGTGGTGGGGCTGAACGGCAAGATCTATCGCATCCAGCGCGGCAAGTATGTCCGCATCCCCAAGGATGTGTATGACATCATCCGGCAGTCTATGGCGCAGGACGCGGCGACAGCGGAGTACCTGGAGAGCAAGAGCCGGGAATACGAGGCCGTTAAGCAGCAGCTGAACTGACAACTGCATACCACCGCGAGACACGAAAAACAGCTGTGACACGGCGCAGCAAGCGCAGGAGGGTGTGATCCTCCCGGCTTGCTGTGCCGTTTTTTCGGCGGAAAGGACACAGGGCATGATAAGGACAATTCCCCTGAAAATCCAGAACGAATATATCACCGGCGACAAGGGCATGATCGGCGCTGCCGGGAGCCACAACGATGTTATTCTCCGCATGGAGTTCTCCGGCATGTGGGACGGCCTGACGAAAATGGTGCAGTTCCGCGATGCGCTGGGGGAGGCCACGATAGAGGTGCTTCTGACCGCTGACATGCTGGAGGCGGACGATACCAGCGTGTATCTTGTGCCGGTGCCCAATGGGGCGAAAAAGTATGCCGGTGAAATGACGCTGTGCATCAAGGGTGCTGCGGTGTCCGCGCAGAAAGAGACACGGGCAACGCTGGCTGTGTACGGTCGATTTACCGTGGCGGAGAGCAAATGGAGCGCCGACGCGGAGACAGAGGCGGATGTACCTGCCTCCAACGTGGAGAAGTTGCAAGGGCAGATCGACAACGTGCTTGCCACCATCGTGGACGCGCGAAAGGCGGCGACGGAGGCGGCAAAAAGCGAGGCGGCGGCAAAGAATGCGGCGGAAACCGCAGCGGTTATCTTGAGCGCTACCCAAAATTCGGCGCAAAATGCCAGCGAGAGCGCAAAGGCGGCGGAGCTGAGCGAAAATAACGCCGCGGGCAGCGCTGCATCTGCGGCGGAGAGCATCAAACACGCACCCCGCATTAACGCCTCTGGTAAGTGGGAACTATGGGACGCAACGACGAATGCGTATGTGGCCACGGAGTACACGGCAATAGGCAAGGATGGGACAAAGTGGTGGACATACGAAGGTCTCGTAACAAATATACTCGGGAAGCTCTTGATCAGCAAAAAATATCTTCCTGCCGCGGTCATTGGCGATTATGTGTTGGGGACCCGGAACGATGCGGGCGTGGTATACACGATAACCGGAGAAACGGAAAGCGGCGATTCCTGGGTGGTGAAGATGGAATGCATCCTCAAGGGCACTGCTGGCTCCGACGGCATCACACCCCACATCGGCGCGAACGGCAACTGGTATATCGGGAGCACAGATACCGGGGTGAAGGCAGCGGGTACCGACTACGTCCTTACCGCCGCTGACAAGTCCGAGATTGCCGCGCTGGTGCTGGCTGAGATTCCCAACGGGGACGAGGTGGCGTATGGCTAAGGTAGTGGTAACAAAAAGCAAGCTGGACAGCCTTGCCCAGCACATCAACACAAAGGCCGGAACGACCGGTGCAAAGACCATCGCCCAGATGCAGGCGACAGTGGATGGGATCACGGGCGGCGCGGCACCTGTTACATACGCGCAGGTCAACCCTGTGGTCGCCGCATACCTCTCCGGTGTGACGTACAGCCCCAATGATTACAGCACATCGCAGGTCGAGACATACGCCAGCCAGACCACCACCTACCGTAAGGATCAGCCGTCGGGGGTGGGTGTGACTGTGAAAACCGGTGATCTTCTGGCGACGGACGCTCTGGGCGGTGTGCTACGCAAAACCGTCGCAGCTGGCACGGAGACACTGTATAATCTCGCGCCGATGGCCGCGGGAGCGGATTACGTTGTACAGCAGAACGGCGACGTGAGCGGAAGCGGACACCTGACGCCCACCGGAGCGCTGCGGATGGTCAAGGTGGGCACAACGCGTGAAGCGCATAGCCCCTTCAACCAGCGCGATTTGGGCGGCTGGCCGTGCGACGGCGGTACCGTTAAGTACGGCAAGCTGTACCGAGGCAGCGAGCTTAACAGCACATGGTACGGTGTGCAGCTGTCCGCCGATGATAAAAAGGTCATGCTGGAGCAGCTGGGCATCATGGTGGACATCGACTTGCGCACGGAGGATGAGCTGGCGGGCATCACCGCATCGCCGCTGGGCAGCAGTGTGCAGTATGAGCACATCACCGTTTCGCCGTATGCTGACGGTATGCACATTGATACGTGGGGTCGCGGCAACGGCTACGCCTACGCGCCGCTGCTGCGGAGCATTTTTGCGCACGCCGAGAAAGGTGAAGCGTGCTACATCCACTGCGTGGGCGGCGCTGACCGCACTGGGACTGTGTGCATGATCATCGAAGCAATGTTGGGCGTGGCGCAGGGTAACACGGATAAGGATTATGAACTGACCAGCTTCACACCAAAGTATCAAACGGAACTCATACGCCGCACCCGAAACAGCGAAGTGTGGACGGGCACCATGACGTACCTGAACACCATGACCGGCACGAACCTTCGTGACAGGGTGGTGAACTGGGCACAGCGCATCGGCATCACCATTGATGAGATTAACGCGTTCCGCGCCGCCATGATTGACGGCACACCGACGGCGCTGACGTCTACTGTGGACAGCTACGCTGTATCCTCTGCGTTGACCAATGCTAAAAGTAACAACGCTGCAACGGCGATACAGGGGTACCGGAGCTATGAGGCGGACATCACGCCTAAACTGCCGCAGGGTTACGTTATCAGCTCCGTACAGGTCAAGATGGGTGGTGTGGACGTGACCGGCGCTGCGTGGCGTGGTAGGGAAACGGCGCGATGGCTGAAAGTGCAGAAAACGCTTGCGCACTGCTCATCTACTGGCGACAAGCGCGTGATCGAAGGACAGGCGTATGTATCTGTGATAACCCCTGCTTTCGGCTACACGTTGGATGGCGCGACGGTGACAATTACAATGGGAGGAACGGACGTGAGCAATTATTACAGCAATGGAAAGATATCCATTCCCGCCGTGACAGGCGCGTTGGAGATCGCAGTGACGGCGGTAGAGAGCGTACCTGACTACACCAACCAAATACCTATCAGCACCGACGCAAACGGCAATATTTACAATGGTGTGGGCTACAAGGATAATACAGCGCTGGACGGCACCGGACAGGATCAGGTGAAGGCCAACATCATGGCCACCGGGTTTATCCCCGTGCCGCAGCCGTCCTCGGACGCGCTGGGCGGCGTGGTGATCCACATTGCCAACACGCAGATGGATCTGAATGCGGACAATGATACACGCATCGCATTCTACGATTCCAGCAAGGCAAATCTCGGTATCAAATACGCCAGCAACATGGTGACAGACCCGTCGGCGTCCACGGCGTCGCATCCGCTTGCCACCGTGGATGGTGCAGGATTTATTACAAGCATAGACGTGAGTAAACTTCTGCGGTTCTATATGACCAAATCGCCACCCACACCTGCCAAATACATGCGCGTCTGCGGCAACGGCATCACGGGCGAGAGTATTATCACCATCAATGAGGAGATCACCTGATGGACACCTGTGTATGCTGCGGGGCGGTGGTTCCCGAAGGGCGAATGGTATGCTGGGCGTGTGAGAACAGACAGGGCGTAAGCCCGGAAAGGAGAGCGAATGGAACCGTGGGTACAGCAGATCGCCGTACCGCTGGCGGTAGCGGTGCTGACAAGCAGTGGCTTGTGGGCGCTGGTATCAAAGCGGGCGGACAAGAACAATGCGGAGCGGAAGATGCTGGTGGGTCTGGCGCATGACCGCATCATCCATCTGGGCATGGCGTACGTGACACGAGGGTACATCACGCAGGACGAGTACGAAAACCTAAACGACTATTTGTACCAGCCGTATGAAAAGATGGGCGGAAACGGCAGTGCAAAAAGGGTCATGGAGGAAGTAAGGAAGCTGCCCATCAAACGAGAGGCTTAAAGCCGGAAAGGAAGTAACTATGGACATCAACACTATCGGAGTGGCTACTGTTGCCGCTATCATCGTCATCTGCTATCTGATCGGCATGGTCGTGAAGGCCACGGCGCTGGACAGCAAGTGGATCCCCATCATTTGCGGTGTGTGCGGCGGCATCATCGGTGCGCTGGCACTGGCATTCCACATGCCGGATTTCCCCGCCGAGGACTATTTTACGGCGGTCGCCGTGGGCATTATGTCCGGCCTGACCGCAACGGGCGTCAATCAGGTGTTTAAGCAGATGCAGTCTACCAACAACGAGGAGGCTATGTAAATGGCCGCCCCGAAGGTCTACCTGTCCCCGGCTATGCACATGGCAAACCCCTGTGTATATCCCCGCCCGGACGGGAAACAGTGCTATGAGGCACTGGAGAATAACGAGTACATCGACATCCTTGAGCCGATCCTGAACCGTTGCGGCATCGAGACAAAGCGTGGTTATCGGCGCACCCCCATGAATAGCGATAACGGCAATGCCATCATGAAGCAGAACGTGCGGGAGAGCGACGCGTGGGGCGCAGACGTGCATTACGTCAGCCACACCAACGGCAGCGCAGACGGCAAGGGCAACTCGCGGGGTTGCTTCCCTATGTACTACACCTATTCCAAGGCCGGCAAGAAGCTGGGCGAGATCATGGTGAAGTATCGCAAGCAGATTTACCCGCGCACGGTGAAGCTGGTGGCCAGCTCCAAGTGGTATGAGCTGCGTGTGCCGAAGGCCGTCTCCTTCTACGAGGAGCACGTGTTCCACGACAACATGGATGACGCCACATGGTTCCACACCCACATGAAGGAGATCGCCGAGAGCGCGGCCAAGGGGTTGTGCGAGTATTTCGGTATTCCGTATGTGGAGGAGACGAAGCCTGCGGAGCCGTTGGAGCCTATGACCCCCGGCGAGCTGCTGGTGAAGATCATGAACAGCACAGGAACGCGCGGCACGTGGGAGCTGGTGAAATGAGGTGAGGGCGAATGACCATTACACAGGCCATTTTAAGGGCGGATGAATTGCGGCTGAATACCATCAGCCACGACCAGAAGGTGGAGTGGGTGACAGGCATTGACCGGCAGCTTGCGGAGCGGTTGGATCATGAGATGCCGGAATACAACTGGCCTGCGGAGGATGATCCATTGCTGCTGCCTGCTCCCCACGACTGGGTGTATGTGGTGTATCTGTGCGGCCAGATCGACTATTATAACAACGAGACGACGCTGTATGCCAACGACAAGGCGGTGTATGATGCGGCGCTCAACGAGGCGCTGGGCTGGTGGCGGAGAAATCATTGCCCCGATGACAGCGGGAATGTGCAGGTGATGTGATGCGTTTGCCGGAGCTTCCCTATGCGCTGCGCCCAAACAAAATAGAAACGGTGCAGATGCGAGGGATCAACTGGTCTGATAAGCTGGCGGACGGCGATCTGCGGGACAGCCTGAACCTGTCCGCCAGGCGGTGGCCGTATATCACCACGCGGAAAGGCCGGGTAAAACAGACCGCGTATCAGAATGCCACGGCGCTGACGTCGTGGGACAAACTGGTGGCGGTGCAGGGCACTTCCCTTTTGTACGACGGGCAGGTGGTCGGCACGGTGACGGCGGGCAAAAAGCAGTTTGCCGTGGTCAACACCAAAATGGTGATATGGCCGGACAAGGTGTATCTGGACATCAAGGATCAGCAGGTAAAGCCGCTGGCGGCGGAGCTGGCTGGAAGCAAGGCCACGTTTGCCACAAACAAAATAACTGTGAACGGCTGGGCGGACTTGACCACGAAGTTCAAGGCGGGTGACGGCGTGACACTTTCCGGCTGCACCTCCAAGACGGAGAACAACAAGGATTTTGTCATTAAGGCGGTCACTTCCAACACGATCACGGTGGCGGACAACACGTTTGTGGCGGTGAACGAAGCAAGCACAGCTATTAAGCTGGAGCGCAAGATCCCCGACCTCGACTTTATATGCGAGAGTGAGAACCGACTGTGGGGCTGTGACAGCGATACGCAGACCATCTATGCCAGCGCCCTGGGCGACCCCACCAACTTCTACGTGTATGAGGGCTTGAGCACAGACGCGTATACGCTGGCGGTGGGCACAGAGGGCAAATTTACCGGGTGCTGCAAGCTGAGCTCGTCCGTGCTGTTCTGGAAGGAGACGAAGCTGCACAAGATGCTGGGCAGCTATCCCGCCGAGTACGCCATGTACACATACGAGATGGAGGGCTTGCAGGACGGGTGCCAGAAAAGCCAGCAGGTCATCAACGATACGCTGTTTTACAAGGGACACCACGGCGTGTACGCCTACTCCGGCGGAACGCCCACGCTGATCAGCGACAACTTCGGCGAAAAGGAATTCACCAATGCGATAGCGGGCAACGACGGCGACAGCTACTATCTCAGCGTGAAGGACGGCGCAGCACACAAGCTGATGGTATATGAGACAAAGACCGGTATATGGGTGTTGGAGGACGGCACGGAGGCGGTGGACTTCGCCCGGATCGGAAAGGATCTCTATATGCTGGACGGCAGCGGCGACGTGTACCTACTGGACGGAGCGCCGACGCCGAAGGATCAGCGGTGGGTGGCGCAGTTCACGCCTATGTACGAGACGATTGACGGGAAGAAAACGTACTCCAAATTGCTGGTGCGCCTTGAATTGCCTGCCGGAAGCCACGTGATCGCAAAGGCACGATTTGACGGTAAGTCGTGGCAAGAGTGCGGCAGAGTGGCCGGCCGGGACTACAATGTGACCGCCATGCGCATTGCCACAAACCGGTGTGACAAGTTTGAGCTTCGGCTTGAGGGTGAGGGAGAATGTACCATTCTGGGTATTTCACGCGAGTTCATTATAGGGAGTGATGTGAAATGATCGTTTTCCCTGAGAGCCTGAACGAGCTGCCGAAGGGCAACCCAGAGGAGGCGCTGCGCATGGTGGAGCAGTACATCAAATACATGTGCCAGCGCACAGACTGGGCAATGGGCAACGTGACAAAGAACGTCAGCAAGGCGGGCGTGTCCAGCGCGGAGATGTACATTCTTCTGACGGCACTGCAAAATACGGTGTCTGCGCTGCAAAGCACGGCAAACAGTCACACTTCCAGCCTATCGGCACTAAGCCAAACTGTGAACATGCTGGGTAACGATTACGCAGCGCTGGCCGGGAGAGTGACCACGCTGGAGAATAATTACACGGCGCTGGAACAGAGAGTGGCGGCGCTGGAGAACGCAAACACGGAGGTGTAACATGGCAACAAGAAAGAAGTATGACAGTGACATTATTGGCTCCGGCAAACCGGGCGTATCGAACAGCGGCAGTTCGATGGCGAATAACGTAAACAGGTTTTTTGACGTCGTAAATAACGCTGGGCGCAACGTTACAAGCGGAGCGTCAAAAATACTCGACACCATCATCAAAAATGCGGCTGGCGGTTTGGCGGCTGGCAAATCGCCGTATGACGTGGCCGATAGCATTCAGGGCGGCGGAGCAAGCTACACGCCGCCGTCTACCTCCACAAGCAAAAAAAACACGCAGACAGTGACTATGCCCACAAGCGTCGGCGATCTGCCTACCTACAACAGCGAATACATGGATCAACTGAACGCCCTGGCGCGGCAGCTGACCAGCATGAACTATGACGACTGGACAAAGGGCAGCCAGTATCAGGCATTGGCCGACCGGTACGGCGCCAGCGGCAGGATGAGCATGCAGGACGTGCTGGGGCAGGTGGCCAGCAGGACGGGCGGGCTTGCGTCCTCCTACGCCACCACAGCGGCGCAGCAGCAGTATAACCAGTACATGGCGCAGCTGGAGGAGGTGGCACGGCAGCTGTATTCGCAGGAGCGCGGCGACCTGATGGACAACGCCAGCCTGTACCGCAATCTGGCCAACGACGAATACGACCGGTACCGCGACAGCCTGTCCGACTACAACGCGAGACTGAAGGCGGCACAGAGCGCGGCGCGAAGCGCGTATGGCGGCACAAGCTATAACAGCGGGAAAACGTACAACAGTAATGTGATCGGAACAGGTAGCTCGTCCAGAGGCGAAACAGGAAATTCCTATAGCTCGTCCTTTTCTGACATCAAACGCACAATCAGCGGCAAGCTTTCCGCCGGGAACATGTCTGGCGCAAGCCAGCTTGTAGAATCCGTGTGGGACGACCTGACGCCGAAGCAAAAGCAAGAAATCCGTAAAATGGGATTTAACGTGACCGAATAGGAGGGCGCATGAAAGTTACCTACGTTGGGAACGCCGCAAAAAAAGAACGAGGTATTGATGTAACATACACCGGTGGGTCGGCGCAAAAGACCGGGCGCGTAAAAGCCACTTATGTAGGCGGGACACAGAGCAAAGCCGTTTACGACGCGGAGGCAAAAACCAGAGAGGCGCGGCAGAACGCTGCGGAAACGCAGAAATCTACCGGGCGCGAGGTGGGGAACATCTCCGCGCTGGGCGCGGGGAACTACGGAGCGGACAAGCGCATCTTCGGCGAGGGGTACAATGTAGGGCAGGGTTTGGCAAAGGCCGGACAAATAGGCTTGACGCAGATAGCAAAAGCCGGAAGCTCTGCTGGCGCGTGGCTGGAGAACCAGCTGGGAAACTTTGCCAGAGAAGGCACAAACGGGTATTGGGATCCCGATACAAGCAAGTGGTTGTTTAACCGCTGGAATCAGGCCATTGACGCAGAGGCGCAGGGTGTGCAGCAGCGCTATGCCGAAAACACACAGCGCGGCGGAAGAGCGGCAGAGGTGTTTGAGGACATGAGCGCCGCAACAGTAGCGACTTTACCGCAAGCCGTGGCTGCGGTTTTGACCGGAGGCGCAAGTGCGGCGGCACAAGCGGGCGCACTTGCAGAGCGGGCAGCGGCGACACCGGGGCTTGTCGGTACTATATCTCGTGGTATGCGTGCAATGGCAAAAGACCCGAATTTCCAGCTTTCTTTTGTGCAGGTGTTCGGCCCCGGCTACGAGCAGGCCAAAGCAGACGGCGCAGACGACTTGCGGGCATCGTTGTACGCAGTTGGGAACGGCCTGATGAACGCTGCTGTAGAAGTGGGCGGCGGTATTCAGACGCTGCCAAAAGAGCTACAGACCGGTGGAAGCGCATGGAAATCATGGGTGGATTCCATGCTGGAGGAAGGTAAAGAGGAAGTGGTGCAGGGCGTGATTGAACGCGCCATGCAGAACACCGTCTATGGACGAGATAACCCGTATATAGGCGTAGGCAACGGCGCTATTTTCGACCCGGCGGCAGCTGCGGAAGAGTTCGCCGGTGGTGCCGTCGTGGGCGGCCTTCTGGGCGGGGGGCAGATCGGCCTCAACACCCTTGCCAACCGCGCGGCATATAACGCGGAGAAAGCGCAGTATAACCGCGACGTGCGGCAAAACACCGCACCGGAGATGGACAGCAAGGCGGCACAGGCCGTGGACGCTGTGACGCGGGGCGAGAGCATCACCGGCAATCAGGCGGCGGCTATTGCCAAGAATCCTGTGGCCGTGGAGACGCTGGAGGCCAACACAGGAGTGAAGCTGAACACACAGCAGCCCATCAGCCAGCTTAAACGTGACATTGCCGCCCTTGCAAGCCGCGACATGACGCAGACGCAGTCGCAGGGCACCACGGCTACCCCTGTCACGCAGAGACGCGCACAGAAGCCCACAGGCGGCTTTCTGGAGGCTGGGCAGAAAGCGTATCAGGAAATGAGCCGGACGGCGGAGGACGTGCCCACCCTGTACGCAGGATTCTCCAGTGTGTACAATGCCGGGCTGAACGGCATTGAAGCAAGCAAGGCGAAGGGCGCGTATGCGGCCATGCTGACACCGGAGCAGAGATACGCGGCGTACAACGCCGGTCTGGAGGACGCGGCGGCACAGGTGGCGCGGGAGAACGCGGAGGTCAAGAGCGTGACCACCACAGCGGGCGCTGGTCTGGCGGATAACGTCTATTCCCGCGCGGTCATCGCCAAAAGCAAGCGCACGGCGGCCACGCTGAACGCGATGGGCAAAAAGCTGGGTGTGCGTATCGAGTTCGTGGACAGCGTTATGGGCGGTCAGGCCAACGGCCAGTACATCAGGGATAAGAACCTGATCCAGATCGCCGTAGACAGCAACAAGCCCTATCTGAACGTAGCTGCGCACGAGGTTACACACCGTATGCAAGACCTCTCCCCGGCCGAGTACAGAAAATTCCGCCAGGCAGCTATGGAGCACCGTATGCGCGAAAAGGGCATTGACGAAATGGCCGAGGTCGTGGAGTGGTACAGGGAAAAGGCGGAGAGCGCCGGTGTGACGCTGACGCAGGACGAGGTGATGGACGAGATCGCGGCGGATTTCGCTGGGGACATGATGGAAAACCCTGACCTATTCCGTGAGTTTTCCCAGAGCAACCGTACGGCGGCGCAAAAGCTGCTGGACAGCCTGAAGGAGTTCATCGCAAAGGTTAAGTCCATCTTTACCGGCAAGGCCAGAGATGTGGCGGCGCAGGAGGCATACGGCAAGGACTTTGCGGAGCTGGAGGCGGTGGCGCAGAAGTGGCAGAAAGCATTTGACGCAGCGGAGCAACAGGCGGAGAGGGCAAAAGCCGCCGCCGGTGAGGGCGACGGACGGATGATGCTGAAAGACTATTCCTACGACGCACTGGTGCAAAAGCCGGATATGACGCTGGCGGTGGTGGAGGACGCGGACGGACTTACCCGCAAAGAAGTGGTCGACAAGGCACTTGCGGAGGCAAAAAAGTACGGCGGCGTAAATCAGAACGGGAATGTGTACGTACACGTTAACGATACGGACGCGGATGTGATCATCAGCGCAAAGGCGCTTCGGCACGGGCTGGATCGAAGATTTACCGTCAATGCACCGGCTACTTTGAAGGTAGGCGAGATCTTGCAGAATGCGGTGCGCGTCAATGAGCTGGTACCGAAGCTGGACACCGTGGACGCAACGTATGTATTGATGGGCGCGGCCAAAAACAAAAACAACGAACCGTACATCGTACAGTTCGTTGTAAATCGCGCCTCCAACGAGGTCATGTCCGTGGATGTTCTCTATGCGATAAACGCAAAAACAGAACCGGCCGGGAGCTTATCCCCAGAGATCACGGGTGTCCCCGCTACTCTAACCGGTTCCAGTATCAGTATATCCGATTTGCTCACGTATGTCAACCGGTATTTCCCGGACGTGCTGCCGGAGAGTGTTCTGCGGCATTTTGGCCACAGAGAAAGACCGGCGGGCAAGCTGGGCGAGGGAGCGCTGTTTTCACTGAAAGCTTACTCCGAGGCTGAGAAAAAAGACCATGTGAAGGCCGCAGAAGAATTTTTCGGCAAGACGTACAGGTGGAACGAGACTGGGTACATCACCACGGGCGGCACGAAGCTGGACTTCTCCGGCCGACATGAGGGCGCACTCGGCGGTTATCGCTCCGTAGACCACAGGGACATCCGCGATGCGCTGGGGCTTGATTACGGCGGGGACGATTACAGCGGCGCTATGGTGCAGTTTATGGGCGAGGGGAATATCCGTATCAGCCCGGAAAGCGGCGGTATCAACCTGTCGGTCATGCCCACAAAGGCGCAGCTGGACACACTGGCTGACTTCATCAGTAAAAACCGCGGCGAGGTGATACTGGATCTGGACGACACCAACGGGAACACCGTGTCCAGCACGGAATATCCGAGGGGAACGCACAGCAGCAAGGTTATCAACGACATAAAGGCGTACTTTGAAACCGGGACGATGCCGCAGGTGTCGGAGTTGGGCAAGTTCCGGTATCAGCTGCGGGAGACACAGCGGCTCCCCGATGAGCTGGAGGATCTGCGCGATACCTATATTCGCAGATACGGCGAAATTCCGGAGGGCGAAAATGCCACACGGCAGGTACGGCTCCCTCGCAAAACCAGCGACAAGGAAAAGGTGTCGCAGACGGTACGCACGATACTTGAAGCAAACGCCACGCCGGATGAGATCGTCCCCACCATCGAGGAGCTGGCCTTGAGCGGCGAATACTCCTATGAGACATATTCTGACAAGCAGGCCATTTCTGACGCGGAGACAAAAATCAAAGACGTGGGCTGGGCGCAAGCGCTTACCTCGTGGACAGACAAAGTGCGCAGGGGAAATGTGTCCAAGGAAAATACGGCGATGGGCTGGGCGCTGTATAACAACGCAGCCAACAGCGGAGACACCGCCACAGCGCTAACCATACTGAACAATATGGTGGAGCACCAGCGCAGCGCGGCACAAGCCCTGCAAGCCACGCGCATATTGAAAAAGCTCAGCCCGGAAACACAGCTGTATCAGATACAGCGCAGCGTAAAGAATTTGCAGGAGGAGATCAACAAGCGGTACGGGGATAAAAAGTCTCCTAATCTCAAAATCGACCGGGAGCTGGCGGAGCGGTTTTTGCGGGCGAAAGACCAGACGGAGCGGGATAACGTTCTGACCGACATCTACCGCGACATTGGCCGTCAAATGCCATCCCGGTTTATTGACAAATGGAACGCGTGGCGGTATCTGGCTATGCTGGGCAATGCGCGAACACACATTCGAAACATTGTCGGCAACGCCGGGTTTGCCCCTGTTGTGGCGGTAAAAAATGCCATCGCGACAGGAATTGAAGCGGGCGTGAACAAGGTTTCGGGAGGCAAATTGAACCGCAGCAAGGCATTTGTCTCCGGGAAAGGTGGGAAATCGCTGTTCAGTGCTGCTGCTGCGGACTTTGATAAAATTCAGGACGTGGCAATGGGCGGCGGGAAATACAGTGAGTTTGCCAACGCCAATAAAGCGATCGAGGAAGGGCGCGTCATTTTCCGAAGCAAGATTCCGGGGCTCAAGCAGGTAAGCAAGGGACTGGAAAAAGCGAGAAGATTTAACAGCGCCGCCCTTGAAACGGAGGATATGTGGTTTTCCAAGCCGCACTACGCATACGCTATGGCGCAGTACTGCAAGGCGAATGGCATTACCGCCGAGATGATCGCCGAGGGCAAGGGCATAGAAAAAGCACGAAAGTATGCCATTAAAGAAGCGCAAAAGGCCACATACCGCGACACCAACGCCTTTTCGCAGTTTGTCAGTGAGATTGGCAGGCGGCGCGGAAGCAAGAGCGGCGTGGAGAAAATCGCCACTGGCATTATCGAGGGCATACTTCCGTTCCGCAAAACTCCCGCCAACATTCTTATGCGCGGTGTGGAGTACAGCCCCCTAGGGCTTGCGAACGGCATTAAACAGGCGTTGTGGGACGTGAGAACCGGGAAGAAAACAGGAGCAGAGGCCATTGATTCCATTTCTGCCGGTCTTACCGGCACCGGCCTGCTGGGGCTTGGCGTGTATCTTGCGTCGCAGGCGCTTTTGCGCGGGCACGGCGGCGATGACGACGACAAGCGCGAGTTTGAAGATCTGCAAGGCCATCAGACGTACTCGCTGGAGCTGCCGGACGGCACAAGTATTACGCTGGACTGGCTGGCACCTGAGTGCCTGCCGCTGTTTATCGGTGTGAACCTGTGGGAGGAGACAAACGGCGGAAAGGAATCTCTGACGCTTTCCGAGCTGCTTACAGCCATTTCCAATGTGTCGGAGCCGCTGCTTGAAATGAGTTGTCTGCAAAGCCTGAACGCCATCTTTGACGTTGTAGGTTATGCAAAGAGTGATGGTATCGCCGCGCTGCCCAAGGCGATAGCCAGCGCCGCCACCAGCTACCTGACACAGGCGCTTCCTACACTGCTGGGACAGGCGGAGCGCACCGGAGAGGGCAATCGCTACACAACGTACACAAACAAGAACAACAAGTATCTTACGCCTGATATGCAGTATGCGGTGGGCAAAGCCAGCGCGAGGATCCCCGGCTGGGATTACAACCAGATACCGTACATCGACGCATGGGGCAGAACAGAGCTGACGGGGAAGCCGGGAGAACGCGCGTTCAACAACTTCCTCAATCCCGCCTATACATCCAAGATCGACGAAAGCCCGATGGAAAAGGAACTCATGCGGTTGTACAATGCCACCGGTGAATCTGTATTTCCCAGCAGAGCCAGCAAAAACCTTACTGTCAATGGAGAGGCGGTCACTCTCGGTGCCGACGATTACGTGAAGTATGCCCAACAAAAGGGGCAAGGTGCGTATAAGCGTCTTACAGCATTGACAAGGGATTCCGAGTACAAAAAGCTGACAAATGAGGAAAAGGTGCAGTGCGTAAAAGATCTCTATACGCTTACAGACCAGATCGCAAAATCAAAGGTCAGCAAATACGAGCCAGAATCGTGGGTGACAAAGGCGATTGCCGGAGAAAAGAGGGGCATAAGCGCCACTGATTACGTCATCGCAAGGGCGAAAACAAGCGACGTGGAATCCCTGAAAGACAAGAACGGTGAGACCATCGCAAACAGCAAGGGGCTGTTGGTCATGGAGCAAATCTATTCCATTGGTGGATTGACAAGCGATCAGCGGCAATATCTATTCTCCGCAATGGGCGTGGGGAAAAAGATCATCCACTACAACAAGGCGCTGGTCCAGCAGGAACTTCGCAAAATGCGGAACCAATAAACGAAAGGAGTAACGGGCGATAGGCGCAACCATCCTATGGCACCATCCCGCCGAAAGGCGATCCGCAGGCCTGCGTAAGCAGGATGAAGCAGGAGCACAGGGAAATCCGCGCCATGCTGCAGGGTATGGCACCCAAAAGGGCTATCGCATGGATCCAATCTTTTGAGTTACCCCAAGAGGAAGCCCAGTGCATCGCGGAGTGCGATGTGCGGCGGCGGAGCTGCGTGGAGCAGGCATTTCGCATGAACGTGTCTGTGGACGTGGTAAAACGATGCCGGCGCAGGGCATACCGAAAAATTGCAGACGGGATGAACGCAGAAAAAAGCCACACCTGAGAAGGTGTGGCTTTTTATTTGCCGCCGAAAGGGGGTACGGCGGCGTTAGTGGTGTGTAGTCTGATTATACAGCGGAATATAAAAAAGTGCAATATAGTTGGCTGATTTTTTTGCGCACACTTTTCAGCCACTTTATCGCCACTTTGAAACGGGCATATCCCTGTATGCTTACATCAAAGAGAGGTGGTCGTGATGTTCGTGCGCTATAACCCCAACCCAGCAGGGAAAAACGTGGGGGACTGCCCGGTAAGGGCTATCTGCAAGGCCACGGGGCAGGGATGGCATGAGACGTATGTGCAGCTGTGTATGCAGGGGCTGGCTCTGGCGGATATGCCCAGTGCCAACAATGTATGGGGCGCGTACCTGAAAAAACTGGGATTTAGGCGGCATATTATCCCGGAGGATTACCCGGACAGCTATTCCGTGGGCGACTTCGCAAGGGAACACCCGCGTGGTACATATCTTCTGGCTCTGGCGTCCCACGTGGTGTGCGTGATAGACGGAGATTGGCATGACACGTGGGATTCCGGTGCCGAAACACCTTTGTATTTTTGGGAAAGGACGGATGAGGAATGAACTATCCCTATTACGGAAACCCCTATATGCCGCCGATGCCGGACAACCTTGCCCAGCTTCGGCAGCAGCAGATGCAGACCATTCCGCCGCAGATACCGCAAATTCCGCCCATGCAGAACCCGGTGGCGCAGGGCGGCGTACAGTGGGTAGCTGGTAGGCCGGAGGCGGAGAATTGGCTGATTGCTCCCAACTCCGCCATTGCACTGTGGGACAGCACGGCTCCCGTTGTGTACCTAAAGCAGGCCGACGCAAGCGGCAAGCCGACCCTCAAGACGTATGACCTTGTAGAACGTCTTGCAAGCGCTCCTGACGCGCAGAAAGCTCCCACCCAGGAATATGTGACCCGCAAGGAGTTCGACGCGCTGGCAGCGCTTGTGGGCGAAATAAAGGGCAAGAAGAAGCGCAAGGTAGAGGAGGAAGAAGACGATGAGTAACAATCCGTTTTTCAATGCGTTAGGCGGCGGACAGATGCCGGGGTCGATGAGCGGCTTTCCCCAGCTGTTACAGCAGTTCAAGCAGTTCAAGGCAAGTTTTAAAGGCGACCCAAAAGCGGAAGTAGAGAAAATGCTGCAAAGCGGCAGAATCTCACAAGATCAGTTGAACAAGATACAGTCAATGGCGAACCAATTTCAGGGGCTTTTCAAGTAATCAAAATCGTGGCCACGGTTTGATATAAATATTTTTTCAAAAGGAGTGATACTATGGCTCTTTCCGATGGCACCCCCATGATGACTATGCCTGTGGCTCCTGCCAACACCGGCAACGGTAACGGCTTCGGCTGGGGCGGAGATGGCGCGTGGTGGATCGTGCTGTTCCTCATTTTCGCTGCGTTCGGCGGCTGGGGTAATGGCTTTGGTTTCGGTGGCGGCGGCAACGGCGTAATGGACGGTTATGTTCTGACCTCTGACTTTGCCAACATCGAGCGCAAGATCGACAGTGTAAATCAGGGCCTTTGTGACGGATTTTACCAGCAGGCGCAGCTTGCCAACGGCACCAACATGGCGATGGCAAACGGCTTTGCACAGGCCGAGCTTTCCCGCAGCAACCAGCAGGCGGCGCTGATGCAGCAGCTCAACGCTATGCAGATGCAGGCCGCAAATTGCTGCTGCGAGAACCGGGCGGCCATCGCCCAGGTGCGGTACGACATGGCGACGCAGGCCTGCGACACCCGCAACACCGTGCAGACGGCGGCTCGGGACATCGTAGAAAACGCGAACGCCAATTCCCGCGCGATTTTGGACTTCCTGACGCAGAGCAAGCTGCAGGATCTTCAGAGCGCCAATCAGGAGCTGCGCTTGCAGGCATCTCAGGCTGCGCAGAACAATTACCTGATCTCCCAGCTGCGACCCACACCCATTCCCAGTTACCCGTCCTGCAACCCGTGGGCGGCAGGGACGTATAACGGCTGCTGCGGCTGCTGACAACTGCATAGCGTAGCTTTTTCCCCACATGGGGAAAATGGTCAGCCCCGTGCTGATACTGACACCAACGCGGCGGGGCGATAGCTCCGCCGCTGTATTTTGAAAGGAGTGATTATTTTGGCCGAATTTACCAACGCCAATATTGTGACTGTGGCCGCAGGGCAGAATGTGCCTCTGACGGAAACCGCGGTCAACAGCAAGCCGTGCATCGTGCACCGTGAAGGCGCCGGTGTGGTGACGCTGCGCGGACTGACGAACCAGTGCAGAGCGCTGTACAAAGTCACTTACGGCGGCAACATCGCCATTCCCACCGGCGGCGCCGTGGGAGCCATCACCGCTGCGCTGGCCGTCAACGGCGAGGCGCTGACCAGCGCCACAGCGACGGTGACGCCTGCTGCCGTGGAAAACTATTTCAACATCTACGTTTCCGCGCAGGTGTGCGTGCCGAAGGGCTGTTGCCTGACGGTCGCCATGAAGAACACCAGTACGCAGGCGGTCAGCTTTGCCAACAGCAATCTGACCGTTGAGAGAATTGCGTGAGAGGAGGGACGACATGAACATGAAGGAACTTTTTGGCATCCGCGAGATGCTGTGTGACGAGCTTTCCGAGTATGCCGGCAAGCAGGAGATGGGCACCGGAGAGCTGGACGTGATCCACAAGCTGACGTCCTCTATCAAGAACATTGATAAGATCGCCATGTTTGAGAGCGGCGGGTACAGCCGTGACGATGGGTATTCCCGCGAAGATGGGTATTCCCGCGGCGGCGACTGGGATGCAAGCATCCGGGGTACGTATGGGCGCGGCAGCTCGTACCGGCGCAAGAGGGATTCTATGGGGCGGTATTCCCGCGACGATGGATACTCCCGCGAAAGCCGCAGCAAGGAGGCCATCGAGCGCATGATGCAGGACACGGACGACCCCACGGTGAAAGAGGCCCTGCGTCAGGCTGTGCACGTCATGGAGAACGCCTGACGGGCGAATTTCATCTGTAATTTCATCTGTAATTCGTATGTAATATTCTTGTGATTATTACAGACGAGACGTAATTACCACAAGATAAACGCAAAAGGTTAAAAGCCGGGAAGCGTTGAAAACAAAAGGAAAACCGGGGAAACGTTGTGTTTCCTCGGTTTTCTAACTTGGTGCCTCGTCGGGGATTCGAACCCCGGACACCCTGCTTAAAAGGCAGGTGCTCTACCTACTGAGCTAACGAAGCGTATGCACTTATATAAAAGGACGTCGTCCGAGAAATCTGGCAGGGATGGCTGGACTCGAACCAGCGGATGAGGGAGTCAAAGTCCCTTG